AATAACGGGGCGTAGCCTGGATCTGCAATTGAAATGTGATGGGGGTACAACTATGTCCTTATCCCCTAGCCCCCAGATCGTGCCATTGAGCATTTGGCATATTTCAGATGTTCGGTCATCGATGTGCGCAGAGTACTGCACACCGTCCACTACACCAGAATCCTCGTACCTATCAAGATGCGCACGGTTATACACATCATTCGTTATGGTTCGTGCCATCCGAGCAGTAGCGGAACGGTTGTCATCGAAATAATGGCGCAGTCGTTTCGATAATATCGGTATCGATTCCCCTTTCTCAAAGCCATCTCGCATGGTGGCCTGAATTTCATTCTTATGATTGCTGAGGGAATCTTGTAAGCCATAGATTGCGTTTTTTGTTGCTTTGACGATCCGGGGATCTTCATACAGCTCCACAGCCCCTAAGGGGGATGCTGCTGTTTTCATAAGACTTGGAGGCTTATATCGATGAATTAGATTTCCCCCCGCAATGTAACCTTCTGCATATATCCTCCAGATATGAGCATGAAGTGGGCCATATAGGGTCATCTTGAGGCGATCGCTTGCTTGAACTAATGATAGTGCTATATCTTTGGGGCGTGCGTCACGCATCGCCTGACGCAATCCTGAACGAATTACTGAATCAAGCTTCAACTCTAATGATTTTACAGGAATCATGTTTGTAACTTATAGATAGGTGATACATAAACCATTTTTATTTTTCTTAATATTATACATTGTTTCCGAGAGAGAAATATAAGTAAACATAAGGATAAAGAAAGAGCTTTATTTCTTTCTATTTGTTTATTTATCTATCTCTCTCCCGGAATCTTTATATAGTAATGACTTTTATTTTTCTTAATATTATACATTGTTTCCGAGAGAGAAATATAAGTAAACATAAGGATAAAGAAAGAGCTTTATTTCTTTCTATTTGTTTATTTATCTATCTCTCTCCCGGAAACAATGTATAATTACTATCTCTATAAAAAAGATTTAAGTACCTCGAAAACAAAGCCACAGCACGAATGATGGCTAATGCAATTAATCGACTCGGCGAAACCGTCCAGATATGGGGATCTTCATCAAGCACGGATGCATTAGGTAATCCGGTCAAGGCGTGGGATCAAGACAAAGGTACGTGTCAAGGGGTAATTATGCGTCCCACTGCAAACGACGCCCTATTTGCGGCAGGCAAGGTTTCAGATACAGATAAAAAGATACACCTACTGCCAGATGCTTCGGTTACTACAGGAGATCGTATAGAAGTTGATAGCGTAATGTATGACTTATATGGTTCCTTAGCTGATTGGAAGATGAAACAAGGGGACACAGTGCAGTTTTTACAAATATTCCTAAAGAGGGTGCAATGACGGTCACAGTTCGAGGTATTAGTGCGGTTATACGGAATATAGCGAAACTTAACACCCAGATAGAAGAGGGGGCGCGTAAAGCCCAGATGAGAGCAGCGTTAGAGGTGGAGCGGGAAGCCGTAGCTTTAGTTCCTGTTGACACCGGCCGGCTAAAGGGTAGCATCGACGTGCAAGAGGTAGGGGATGTTCTGGAAGTAGGGTCTGGTGTGAAGGCAGGATCTAATGTTTCTTATGCTCATTTTGTGGAATTTGGTACAAACAAGCAAGCGGCACAGCCTTATTTACAGCCGGCGGTAGAGATCGTTCGACACAAATACCCGGACATGATCGTGAACGACGTGCAAACGGAGATTATGAAATGATCTCGATATTGAAAGCCTTCCGGGATGCTCTTGTTGCAGACATAACCCTTACAGTGTTGGTTCCTGCTGCGAATATCTACGCTGGACTGCGTGATGAGAAGACCCCCATACCAGCAGTGGACATCTTCCAGATTGCAGGCGGAGCTCCAGACCGGTATGCTGGATCTGCGATTGGCGGGATGTCAAAAGCGAACGATGCAATCCAAATCTCAGTTTTTCATCTAAACGAAGCATCCGGATGGAAGATTTCAGATAGGATCATGTCGCTGCTTTTAGGAGATAATACTACCCTCAATGCGGCTGGAATCAAAAACATATCTTTGATAGCAGCCCCGGCGAGTGCGAGAGAAGCAAATCTGAGCCATATTCCTATACGGTTCAGGTATAATTATCACTATACTATAACATAAATGGAGATATAAATATGGCAGATATAACAGTAGTAGGATCAGATATTCCATCAGGGGGATCAGTTGCGTGGTACTATGGGGGCGCAGAGGCCCGTATGATCACAGAAGACCTCGTAGAATCAGCAGGGGTGGTAACTCTAACTAAAGTAGCTGAGTATGGGTGTGTGTTAGCACGTACCGCGGCGGATGCCATGTCGCCTACAATGGAAGAACTGACCACCATCAGCCCAGACGTAGCTGCAACGGATGCAACAGGTACTAAGTACCTCCGCACATCCGCAGCAGGAACCGATACTATGACCGTATCCTACCTCGATACTGAGACGACCGCACTTAAGCAGATCATTGGATGCAAGGATGTCAGCTCGCCATTCTCAATCGACACGAAGGAAACAGAGGTGCACAATCAATCCCAGAAACTACAGCTTACGGGAGCCGGTGCTCGGACATTCACCGCCGAGCAAGTGTATTATAATTTGGATTTCTTGGGGGCGATTTATGGGGATCTTATTGCAGACTCCCCTGCGGCAGGAATGTACAAATTCACAGATAAGCACACATCCATAAAAAAGCTGTCTGCGGTGGTCGGGAAATGGGTTGTAGATGGCTCCCTGATTCGGAAGTGGTTTTATATTGGGCTACAGGTTACAAAGATCGATAATAGCCACCCCACAGCTGATTTCTACACAAATAGCATGGATTTCACTGTGGATTCTATGGTGATGACTGATGTGGTGCCGAACTAATGCCTACATCTGACGACCCCGAACTTAATAAGCGCATACGGGAGCGCGAAGCAAATGAGGCTGCCGAGGTGGAGGCGGGGCTCTCAATGGCTGAGTGGCTCACTCGCCGAGCCAAATTGCAGACGATCCTCATAACGTTTCCGGACGATACGGGGGATCGAGTTATTGAGATGCAAATACCCTCATGGGGGGCAGTCTGCGAACTGACGCAGATGGAAGCTATGATGTCCACGAAAAAGGGGCATCTCCGCATCGCCGAGATCCTGAATGATCTGTGCATGACCCCCAGTCTCGATCTTGCATTCTGGAAGAGCGGCGCAATAGGGCTTATCGATATGCGGCACCTCATCGAAGGGTTGACATCCGAATCGCTCAAATCAACTCAGAAGGTGATCGAATCCCAGACCTTTCGCAAAGACTGATATGGGCCAGGGGCTCGGGCATCTCTGCGCCATATTCGGAAAGTGGCCGCACGAAGCTAAGGAATGCGGGGATGCTGAATGGGCGTTCCTAACCGCTTGGTGGAATGAAAAAGTACAACGAGAAAATGATGCAATGAAAAGAGCAGGGATGTAATGGCTGGAAGTCTCGGGAAGCTATTTGTTGAGATTGGAGCTGATACCTCCGGTCTCGAAAAAAGTCTCGATGGTGCTGAGAAGCAGGTTAACAAGTTCAGCAACAGCGTAAAGAAGACCGGGGCAGCCATCGGTGCCGGAATGTCGAAAGCAGGGAAGGGACTTACTACCGGCGTAACCCTTCCACTTGCGGCAGCCGGGGCGGGGTTCGTGGCATTATCCAGCAAGGCGGCGAACTTCGAGAATCAGATGAATGAGGTATTCACGCTCCTACCAGGAATATCTCAGACCGCAATGGACGCGATGAGTGCGGACGTTCTCGCGTTCTCAAAGGAGATGGGCGTTCTGCCATCTGAAACCGTTCCGGCATTGTATCAGGCAATATCCGCAGGAGTTCCAAAAGAAAACGTCTTTGATTTCATGACTATAGCCAGTAAGGCTTCGATTGCAGGAGTCACAGAGCTTGAAACTACGGTCGATGGGATTACCTCAGTGGTTAATAAGTATGGCTCTGATGTTGTTAGTGCCCGAGAGGCCAGTGACCTTATGTTTACGGCGGTTAAGCTGGGTAAGACTAATTTCGAGGAATTGTCAAAATCGCTGTTCAACGTTACTCCAACAGCGGCGAATCTCGGGGTTGAATTCGGGACTGTAACTGCTGCGCTTGCATCAATGACTGCACAGGGCACGCCCACCACTGTCGCAACAACTCAACTTAGGCAGATGCTTGTTGAATTGTCAAAACAGGGTACGACAACCTCGGAAACTTTCAAAAACGTAGCGGGAGTCGGTTTCAAGGAGTATATCGCACAGGGTGGCAATGTTCAGGGTGCCCTTAAGCTGATTGAACAAGCCGCATCAGACACGGGGGTGGGATTACAGGATATGTTTGGATCTGTGGAGGCCGGAAACGCAGCACTTGCGCTTACCGGAAAGGGCGCGGAAGGATTTGCAAATAATATAGCTGCGATGGCGGGATCAGCAGGTGCGACCGAGGAGGCATTTACAACGATGGACAAGGGCGCATCTCGGTCGATGGAAAAACTCAGGGCGGAATTCAGTGCTACCATGATAGATATTGGAAACGAGTTCATCCCAATACTGAAAGATGACCTCCTGCCAGTATTCCGAGACGACATAGCCCCCTTGCTCAAAGAGGTAGTTGTGCCGGCCATAAAGGCAGTTGCGAACGCTTTTAGTGCAATGTCTCCAGGGATGAAGAAAGTAACATTAGTGGTAGTTGCACTTGTGGCTGCACTCGGCCCGATTCTGATGGTGCTTGGGCCGATTATAAGTGGCATCACAGCATTAGCCCCGATTCTTACAGCCATAGGGGGTGTGATTGGAGGGGTGGTGCTCAGTCCCATATTGCTAATAGTAGGGGCAATTGCAGCGGTGATTGCTGTATTATACGTACTTGAAAAGAAGTTTGGGATCATTACAAAGGTCGTTGGATTTGTGACGGATGTATTCAGCGATCTCGTGGAGTGGCTCTCAGATGCAATCCCTAAAGCAATCGATACGACGGTAAACTTTGTTACTGGGCTTGGTGATAAGCTCTTATTTGTTCTTGGACCTATCGGTGCGGTGGTCTATGCGTTCAAGCACTGGGACGAGATCATAACGATTATAAGTAGTGTATTCCGGAAAGTATTTGATTTCATTATGAATCTGGATAGTGAATTCAAAAAGGCTGGCTGGAATTTGATGATATCGTTTGCGAAAGGTATCACATCAGGGGTAACTGGGGCAATTGATGCCGTTAAGGATGCAGTCGGACGAGTCCGGAATTACTTGCCAGGATCTGATGCGAAAGAAGGCCCCCTCTCAGATCTCACCGCATCCGGAGCTGCGCTTATGGGGACCTTCGAGAAAGGCATAAAATCATCCAGTGCAGATCCGGCAGCGGCATTCGCAGTACGAGCCCCCCAGATTCCAGCATCAGGAGGGGGCACTGCAACCACATACAGCAGCAGCGTATCAATGGGGGACGTACATCTATCTAATGACTTTGATTTTGAGGCACTAATGAAACAAATTAACACACATCAGGCACAAACAAGAACACAGCGAGGAGTATAATATGGATAAAGATATGGAAGAGCTATTAAACCTCCCTAAAAAAGAATTCATTAAGGTAAATCTTAAATGGATTAAGGAAGTTAATGGGGGTAAATTAATGGATACGCTGCCTTTAAAATGCCCTCTTGCATTGTGGGTAGCGCATAATGGAGCAAAATGCAGCCGTGAACTTGTGCCAAATACGGCAGCATGCCCATTATGCGGGGCTCCAATGTGTCCTGACTGTGGAAACCATCACGTAGAGACAATCTCTCGGGTTACGGGCTATCTTAGCACAGTATCCGGCTGGAATGAGTCAAAGAAACAGGAATTTGCAGATCGCCATAGATATGATCTGGAGGGCAATCGGTAATGAGTTTAGGAACGTCCCCATCAATCTTTTCAGGTGACAAGACCAATCATGACGCTCTCGTATTTGGAGATGGGGGTGCACAGACCGGGTTTTTTTTTCTCGACCTACCAACGGGCATATATTTTGATAGCATAGAGCTTGAGAACCCAGAGCCGTTCTGGGAAGACCGAAGCCCAATAATCTCTGCAACGGAGCTTTTAAGCGGTGAGGTGGCGGTCCAGAGTTCTCCTATAACGTTCGAGCGACCCCTACGGGTATCTTTCAGATGCCAGACCAATATCCATAACAACATCTCATTGCTATTGGCAAAGATCGGAGAGAAACACACCCTCTTAATTGATGAATTCAAG